GTTTTATAAAAACAAATCGTATACAGATAAAGTCTACAACAAGGCTATTGATGATATGATCAAAGATAAAGAACGATGATGTACTCTAAACCTATTACGCAAAGAGCTAAGTGCAAATACGGTTCAATGCCTGCAACGCAAGAAGTAACTATTGATGCTGGTGGTAAAACACCTGGTAACTTTAAAGCTTCACCAATGAAAATGAAAGGTGGCTGCGGCTGCGGATGCGGTAAATAATGTTTAAATTAAAAGACAAAAGCACGCTGTTTGGTATCAATAAAGATACATCAGAGCATGGTACACCGGTTTTTGAAAAGAAGCTGGATAAAGGTATTATGGCTGAAGCAAACCGTGACGGTACAATCTTTGTGGATAAGTCATTATCGCCCTTGCAAAAGCGTAAAGCTGTTGAACACGAGAAAGTACACCTTGACCAAATGGCGCAGGGTAAACTTAATTATACTGCAGACACAGTAACGTGGAAGAAGGATACTCGTTCACCAGCTAGAGTATACACAAGACAAACAATGCCTGAAGGCGCTCGCGGATTGCCGTGGGAGGCGGAAGCATATCGAAAAGCTAAAAACTAACGGGGTTTACATCGGGCGTGTAGGAAAAGGAATCGCTACCTTATTTTTATTGCCCGCCCCCTATTTTATTACACTATGGCATATGTACAAGAAGCTTCGCCCTTTAAGAAGCTAAAGAAAACAACAAAAGGGAAAGGACGTCACTTCCTAAGCGCAAAAGAAGGTGCAGGGATGACAGAGGCCGGCCGTAAGGCTTACAAAAGAGAAACAGGTGGTAACCTTAAGGCACCTCAACCCGGGGGCGGTAAACGTCGTACATCGTACTGTGCTCGGTCAAAAGGTCAAATGGAAATGCACAATATCAACTGTTCAAAAACACCGGACAAACGCATTTGCGCAGCACGCCGCAGATGGAAATGCTAATAAAGAAATAAATATATATAATGGGACAATTCAACCAACAACCAGACTTCGCAACTATTGCATCTACAGTTACTGCAAGTGATACAACGTTTTTAAACGGTGTGGCACTTTATGTTGGTACTGGTGGCGATGTACACGTTATTATGAAGAACGTAGAGAATACTGCTGGTAATGTGATTATCTTTAAGAACGTGCCTGACGGTTCGTTTTTGCCAGCTATTGTAGATTATGTTAGAGCAGCAACGACTGCGGCGGACATAGTAGCTATCAAGTAATATGGCTTTAGGTTTAGGCATAGTTGTATATTGGGCTACGCAAAGCGGGCCTGCGGCTGCTATTATATCCGCTTTTAAATCTCGCGTTATTGCAGACGGTGGCACGGTAGAATCGCCTTCTTGTGCTAAGTCGGATGTTAAGTTCTTACTTGACAATCCCGCCCCTTCCACCTATGACGCTGACTATCAAGCGGTATTAGATAGGTCTACGGCTTTAGGATATACGGCACCAAGTCCCGCACAACAAACCTTGCAGAATACTCTTGTAACGGATTTGAAAACGGCTGGTGTTTGGGATAAACTTGATGTGTTCTATGTGTTCGCTACGGATGGAGATAGCAACTTTGCTACATTGAATTGGAAAGCACCGAGCAGTCATCAAGTAACTAAAGTAAGCAGCCCAACCTTTACGGCTGATAGCGGATTTAGTGGCGATGGCTCAACGGCATACCTTGATACTAATTTTAGCATAGCAAACGATGCTACAAATTACACTCAAAACAACGCTTCTGCCTTTACATATTTTGTAAGTGATTTAAGTCAAACGGATTTTGTCGCATATGGTGCGAGAAATGATGTTGACCCAAACAAAGTGCGTAATCAATTAAGGATGCGTTCTACCGATTATCGCCCAGCGATAAATGACGACAGACCTATAATAGCGGCAGATTACAGAAGTAATAATTGGCATCACCAAAAAAGAACAACATCAACTGGATTTACCACTTTTTTAGATAGCACAAGTTTCACCAACACGATATCTTCCAAAGATATTAGCGATTTGGATTTTTCAATGCGGTTACTAACATTGCATTTTAAAACTACGGGAGGAACGAGCAATCTATTCGCCAGTGCAGAAGGTACAATGAAAGTATTTGGACTTGGTGAAGCGTTAGATAACACCGATTTAAAAGATGCTATTGACACTTATATTTCTGCCCTATGATAGTATTAAAAGCAACCCAAGCCCAATACGAGGCTTTAGATGGATATAGAAACGGAGACAACCTTTTGAAGTTTGCTAAAGATGGAAACGACAATTGGATTGTAGGAACTGCGGTATTGAATGATGATGCCTTTGCCGCAATACACGATCAACTAAATGCATTAGAACGCATCGAATATGTACCCGTTCCGGAACCACAAAACGAAATTGAATAATGAGTTTTTTTGACGACGCAAGTTTAGCCTTTCTCCCAAGTGGCGGAGCGGGCAAGGACGGCAAAGCATATAGCATTAAACCCACGGACGGAAGCGGAGATTTTACCTTTTCAAGAGGTTCAAACCTTGCGGCTACTCGTGTAGGCCCTACGGGATTGATTGAGAAAGGGCGGGAGAATCTTCTTTTGCAGAGCAATAATTTTAGTACGTGGAATATAAAAAATGTAACGAGTGGCCACGCTGGTTATGACGGCACAAATGACGCTTGGCTGCAAAGTGGGACTGGTCGTTTGCAACTAACAATTTCCGAAAGTACGGGAGTGTATACTGCGAGTATTTATGTAAAGGCTGGTTTTTCTAATTATGTGCAGTTTAGAATAGGAGGTTCATCAACTGTTCTTGTTCGTTTTGAACTCATAGGCAATGGCACAACAATAGTTGATACGGGTACATTTCACACGAGTATTGAACCCGTAAGCGGTGCAACTGGATGGTATAGAATATCCATATCTTTCAATTCCGATGCTACACAATTTAGAATACAACCCGAAAACGACTCAAGTGGTACACAAACGGCTGACTCAAGCGTATACATCCAAGACGCCCAATTGGAAATCGGCTTGGCCGCAAGTGAAGTAATTGAATCGGGAGCGACAACGGGGAAGGCGGGATTGTTAGAGAACGAACCCCGTTTTGACTATTCGGGGGGTGCGACTTGTCCGAGTCTTTTGCTTGAGCCGAGTAGGACGCAGTTGGTTTCATACTCGGAATACGCAAACGGGTTCAATATCGTAGGGACGGGAACCGCTACCGATAACGCCGAAACTTCACCCGAAGGTTTGCAAAACGCTTTTGAATTGAATGATACTTCTTCAAGTGCTTACTACCGAATTGAAGAGTTTATATCGGTATCAGCGGGAAACCACACAATGAGCGTATTTGTTAAAAAAACAACGGGTACACCAACACACTACCCAGCGATTCAATTGGATTCTGCGAGGGACTATGTTATTTTAAACACTACAACTGGAGCCTATAATGAAACGGGCGGAACCGATAATGATAGTGTTGAAATTGAAGATTGGAATTCCGATTGGTGGAGGGTAATAATCACGAACACCCTAACAAGTGGCTCAAAGAGAATCGCAATATGGCCAGCACTATCTTCAAACGGCACGAGTTCATCACCAACACCAACGGGTTCAAATGTGTTTTATGGAATACAAGTAGAACAAGCCTCCTACCCAACAAGTTACATCCCGAACCATTCGGGAACGGGGAGCGTTACGAGGTTGGGTGATGTTTGTAATAGTGCGGGTGATTCTTCAACCTTTAACGATAGCGAAGGCGTTTTGTATGTGGAAATAGCTGCTTTAGCAAATGATGGGGCAAATAGAAGAATTGTAATTAGCGATGGGACATTTCAAAATAATGTGCAATTATATTACTACTCCTTTCCAAATAGAGTACGGACATTGGTTAATAGTGGTGGCATAACTTCTATTGACGCTACTGCTGCTATATCAGATGCAACAATTTATCACAAAATTGCTATTCGTTATAAAACAAATGATTTTAGCCTTTGGGTAGATGGCGTTCAAGTAGCAACAGATACAAGCGGAAACACCCCTTCGGGATTGAATCAATTAAATTTTAATGATGCGGGAGGCAGTAATTTCTACGGCAAAGCAAAGCAAGTTCTTTATTTCCCAACCGCCCTATCCGATGCCGATTGTATCACATTAACCACATAAGACAATGACACGACTAACGAGAAAATACGAATTCACCAATGAAGCGGCCGCAGATGCCGCCATTGCCGCACTGCCTCACGATGAGGAAGGCAACCCAACTTATTCGCACGCTATCGTTAAGCTAGGATACCTTACGGTTACTCCTGCTACCTATGACGATGAGGGTAATGAACTAACAGCCGCTGTGCTATCTGATGTATATGCGGTTGATGTATATTGGAGCGGGGAGCCTTTAGCTTCTTGGGATCAGTACATCGTCTGGCCAACGCCTATGGGAATTCATTCTTACGGGTCATCAAGCTCTAGAGACGAATATGCTAAAACCTATTGCGGGTTGTTCCCGGATAGCTTATACTGCAATCCGCCTGAGCCTGAGGAACTTGAGTTACCTTAAACACAGGTAATAATAATACAGAACAATTAAATTAAATCAAATGAAAAAAGTAACAGACAAACAGCTAGAGACGCTACAATCTTTAGTAAACGCAATCAACGAAGGACAAGCTACAATTGGTGGTGTTGAAATGCAAAAGCAAGGGCTTATTGCGGAGGTTGATGGATTAATTAAGCAGCTTAAAGAAACGCAAGCTGCGCTAGAAGAAGAGTACGGTAATGTAACCGTAAACCTAACTACTGGTGAGATTACAGAAGCAGAAGATGCAGATAATCCGCAAGATTAGTGTAGGGAAGGACTATAAAAATGACGCCATGCACTATTCTGTTGGACAGGAAGTGTATGGCGGTCACACTATAGTTAACATTATAGAAGAGGAAGACAAGTACTCTATCTATATTCAAAAGGGTGACAATGTAATGCCGTGGAAAGACTTTAATAAGAACATGGCGGTATCTGTAGAATACGATCTTAATTGGTGATGCAAAGCATATTTAACTTTATCGTGCGGCCAAAGCACGGTAGGTCAACATCAGAAAAAGACCTCGGCGGTAAAAAATTACTGTTGAATACAGAAGTACAGAACCACAATTACACTAGTCGGCTAGGTGTTGTGACAAACACACCACTGGCTTTTGACTCTGAGATAGAACCAGGCGATGAGGTAATACTTCATCATAACGTGTTTAGACGCTTTCGCGACATCAGAGGGAAAGAAAAGAACAGCAAAGCATATTACAAGGAAGACGCGTTCTTTGTACAACCAGACCAGATTTACGCTTACAAAAGAAACACGGAGTGGCAAGCATTAGACGGCTACTGTTTCATTAAGCCTATAAAAGCGAAGGAAACGTTTGATATGCATAAGGAGCAACCCTCAATAGGTATTATCAAATATGCTAGCGATAGTTTTGAAACTGGCGCACTTGTAGGGTTTAAGCCTGGTATGGAATACGAATTTAATATAGAGGGACAACGATTGTATCGTGTGCCTACCAATCAAATTACAATTAAATATGAGTACCAAGGAGACGAAGAAGAATATAATCCAAGCAGCACGCAAGGCTGTTGAGGAACTCATTAAGGTAGCAGAAGAAAAAATCATTACAAACACAGAAGACGATGTCTCTGCTGACAGGTTAAAGAACGCTGCCGCAACTAAGAAGCTTGCGATATTTGACGCTTTTGAGATTTTAAATCGCATTGACGAAGAAGAAAGAATACTAGAAAACAGACCCAAAGAAGATGCGAAAGAAGCATTCAAAGGGTTTGCTGAAAGACGTTCTAAGTAATGTACCAGCAAGATTTAGTAAAGACCGTAGAACCAATTAAGCTTACCACAATACATCGGTACAATAAAGGTAAAAAGTGGAAGTACGGTTATAATAAAGAACAAGACCTTGTTGTTATAAGCAAGACAGGAGAGATTGGTGAAATCATTGAGATACAGGGTTTAGTTATAGCGCTGCCTCCAGAACCTAAGGGTTTAAAAAAAGGCGTAAACAGATGGGCTGTTCAGGAGTACCCTAAGGAGCTTAAAAATATTAAGAGTATATTTGATTGGCAATCTTATCCAGATGAATTTAAAGGTAAATGGGAAGCTTATATTGACGAAGAATTCAATAGGCGTGATAACGGTTATTGGTTTTATAACAAAGGCAAGCCTACTTATATTACTGGCACTCACTACATGTACCTGCAGTGGAGTAAGATTGATGTCGGTAACCCAGATTACCGCGAAGCCAATAGACTCTTCTTTATATTTTGGGAAGCCTGCAAAGCTGATACAAGGAGTTACGGAATGTGCTACCTTAAAAACAGACGGAGTGGATTCTCATTTATGGCATCAGGAGAAACGGTCAACATGGCAACCATCTCAAGTGATGCACGATTCGGTATCCTATCTAAGTCAGGTAGCGACGCTAAAAAAATGTTTACCGACAAGGTCGTACCCATATCCCTTAACTACCCGTTTTTCTTCAAACCTATTCAAGATGGTATGGATAGACCGAAGACTGAACTGGCATATAGGGTTCCTGCTTCTAAGCTAACACGTAAAAGCATACAAGCACAGGAAACCAAGATACAGTTAGAGGGTTTAGATACTACGATTGACTGGAAGAACACTGGTGATAACTCTTACGATGGTGAAAAGCTTAGGCTGCTTGTGCACGATGAGAGTGGTAAGTGGGAAAGACCAGATAACATATTAAACAACTGGCGTGTAACAAAAACGTGTTTGCGCCTTGGTGCTCGTATTATTGGGAAGTGTTTAATGGGTAGTACATCGAATGCTTTAGATAAAGGTGGTAACAACTTTAAAAAGCTTTATTTAGATTCGGACGTAACTAAAAGAAACAACAATGGTCAAACAAGATCGGGATTATACGCACTCTTTATACCAATGGAGTGGAACTATGAAGGATTTATTGATGAGTACGGGCAGCCGGTATTTAATACACCTCAAGAAGAAGTATTAGGACCACACGGCGACCCAATTGAAGTTGGGGTTATAGATTACTGGGAGAACGAAGTTGAAGGTCTTAAAGGAGACCAGGATGCTTTAAACGAATACTATCGCCAGTTCCCCCGTACTACAGACCATGCTTTTCGCGATGAAAGCAAGAATAGTATTTTTAACTTAGCGAAAATCTACGAACAGATTGATTATAACGCCGACTTGCGTAATACTAATACTATAACCACTGGTAATTTTCAGTGGGAGAACGGTGTTAAGGAC